ATTGGGAAACTAGGTTGGAGGTGTGTTGGAATCTAATCTATATGCGTAGAGACTGGGACAGCTTTCATCAGTTGACTATAGAGCAGGAGCTAGCTAATGACACTTAAGTTCCGATCAGGTCTCGAGAGTGCCTTTAGCGAGGCTGTAGGCACCGAGGACTTTGCTTATGAACCTTACCGAATACCTTATATCATACGTAAGAAATATGTGCCTGACTTCATCTGTCAACGTACAGGAGCTATGATAGAGTGTAAGGGATTCTTTAGGGTAGGTGACACACAGAAGTATAAGGCTGTACGTGACGAGATTGACCGACCACTTATCTTTGTGTTCACTGACTCACGTAAGCGCCTACGTAAGGGTTCTAAGATGAACCTAGGCCAGTGGTGTGACAAAGAGGGTTTAGCTCACTTCACTATGGCTACTGTAGACGAGCTAATTAAACATCTCAACACATTACCAGCCTTAGGGAAGGAGAGAGCTAATGAGTAGCACCTTTGAAGAGATTAGAGAGCAGATACTACATAACTATGATGTTGACTTTCTCTGCGAGCTACTAGGGATTACAAGTGAATCCTTAGTGGATCGTTACGAGGACTTAATCATGAAGAATCTAACATTATTTGAAGAGGACACCTTAGATGACTAAGCTATTAGAGGAGGTACGTGAGATGACTAGCGCATTAGACAGGCAAGTAGGTGGTAGTCACTATAAGGGTATGACTATACAGCCTATAGAGTACATAATGGCTAACAATCTTGACTACTGTGAAGCTAATGTAGTTAAGTACATAAGTCGTTGGCGTAACAAAGGAGGTGTGGAGGATCTTAGGAAAGTCAAGCATTATGTTGATTTACTTATTGATGCTTCTACTGATAGCTTAGACAAGTTACTTATGCCGCTTACACAACGTAGAGACCCTACAATTGATGCAGATGCCTTAGACAAGCTAGATGAAGGACGTAAGACTGAGACTATAGATAAGGATGGAAACATATGAGCAAGCTAAGTAAGATGCTTAAGAGGCATGAGGGTATTGAGACCCATGCTTATGTGGACAGTGTGGGCAAGGTAACCATAGGCGTAGGTCGTAACATTGATGCCAAAGGCGGCATAGGGCTCTCTGAGGAAGAGATTGACTTTATGCTAGGTAATGATATTGATCGTGTTGAGGACGAGCTAGCTGCGAACTTCAGTTGGTTTGTTGATCTCACAGCAGCCCAGTACGATGCCATGGTAAACATCTGTTTCAACCTAGGCCTACCTAGGCTACTTAAGTTTGAGAAAGCTTTGGCAGCTATGCAGGCTGGAGACTACGCTACAGCAGCTGACGAGTTCCTAGACTCACGATGGGCAAAGCAGGTAGGCCAGAGGGCTATAGAGCTTACAGACATGATTGAGACAGGAGAGTATTCATATGATTATTAAACTATATACAGGTGACTCATGCCCTGCTTGCAAAGGACTCAAGAAGAGGCTAGCTAAGTTGGGCTTAGGTGGCTACAAGGAACTTGACATAGCAGATGCTGAGCACAAGGAATCATTGATAACCTTAGGGCTGCGTAGTATCCCAGTGCTAGCTATCTACAATGATCTTGGTGTCATGATGGATACCCTAGTAGGTAATGTGGCTAGTGATGCACAGTTAGAGGAGTTCTTCAGCGTATGATGTTCATGATAACATTTGAAGAGATTATGGAAGGGTTCAACTGTGACCTTAACACAGCAATCCAGTTGTACAAGCGTGGGACAGTCTGGGAGGACTAGGGCTATGATAGCAGAATTTGAGGTAACATTGGTAGCTGAGGTAGAGACTACTGAAACACTCATAGCGTTGAGTGAAGAGGAAGCCTTTGAAGCTGCATACACAAAGCTATTTAATGAAGTACGACAAGAGACTTCTATTGACTCTATAGAGATTGTTGACTACGAGGTAAAGAGAAATGAAAGCGGAATACATTAGTCACATGGGGTCTGATTTGACAGTGGTGAATGCTGCTAGGGTATCCTTTGATAAGGCATCGGTGGGTGAGTTAGGTGAGACTGTCTATATGGTTGATGGAGGCTTTGAACAGGAATACTTAATAGGGGAGAAGGACAAGAAGCTCATTAGTTATCTAGCTAAGCATGGTCACTGGACACCATTCTCACACCCTCAGATAACCATGCGGTACACAGTGCCTATATTCATAGCACGACAAGAGTTCAAGCACATCGTAGGCTTCACTCGTAATGAGGTAAGTCGTAGGTATGTGTCAGATGAACCTGAGTTCTATGTGCCAGAGCAATGGAGAGCTAGGCCAGAGGGCAGCGTTAAGCAGGGTAGTGGCGGTGTATTAGACTCACAGCAGGGTGTTAAAGACTCTTATGAGAAGTTAATATCCTCAGCTAAAGACTATTACCGACTCTTACTTGAGAGGGAAGTAGCACCAGAGCAGGCCCGTATGGTCTTACCTCAGTCCATGTACACCAGCTACTACATCACTGGCTCACTAGCAGCCTTTGCTCGTATGGTTAAGCAGAGGTCAGATGCCCATGCTCAAGTAGAGATACAAGAGCTAGCGGATATGGTTGACGCTGTAGTGAGACCTTTGTATCCAGTTAGTTGGGAGGCGTTAGTAGATGAGTCGGACGATAAAGAAAGCTAAGACAGGGGCCAAGTCAGTCTCACGTAGCTGCTGTAATCACGGCACTTGTGACTACTGTCTTAGCAATAGGATGCACAAACATAACAAGCGCTGTGTAGACGACAGCCACAAATCAAACCAAATAGAGAAGACACAAGATGAAACTTAAGCTTAATGATGTGCAAATGGAACAGGTCACAGTTACTTGCTTAGATCAACTGCATTATGATCTGAAAGCAGAACTTACGTCACATGAGATTGATCCATATTTGGATGCAGAAGATGCAGTAGACGTAACACGCTCTATCATTGCTATAGAGATTATAATGAAAGATCTAATGTACCCAGACTTCTACTACCAGTGGAAACTTACGAATGGAGTAGAGCTATGAGCGTATATGAGGATTATATACACAAGTCACGTTATGCTCGTTACCTGCCTAATGAACAGCGTAGAGAGAGTTGGGCTGAGACTGTGACTAGGTATCTGGATTACTTTAAGTCTCGTGGCTCTCTAGACGATAAGACGTATAAAGAACTATACAAAGCTATCATAGCCAAAGAAGTTATGCCATCCATGCGAGCCCTAATGACCGCAGGTAAAGCTTTAGACCGAGACCACATTGCTGGTTTCAATTGTAGCTATATGACCATTGACCACCCTAAGGCCTTTGACGAGATGATGTATATTCTCATGTGTGGCACAGGTGTTGGCTTCAGCGTAGAGCGACAGTATGTGAGTAAGTTGCCTGAAGTATCCGAAGAGATGCACCCTACTGACACTTGTATCATGGTAGACGATAGTAAGATTGGTTGGGCTAAGGCTTTCCGTGAGTTAGTAGTCTTGCTTTACTCAGGTCAAGTTCCTACGTGGGATGTGAGCAAGGTACGTGAGGCTGGTGCACCATTGACTACCTTTGGTGGTAGAGCTAGTGGCCCTGAGCCTCTTGTAGATTTGTTTAAGTTTGCTGTTGCTTTATTCAAAGGTGCTGCAGGACGCAAGCTAAGTAGTATTGAGGCTCATGACTTGTGCTGTAAGATTGCTCAGATTGTTGTCGTTGGTGGCGTTAGACGCTCAGCGTTGATTAGCTTATCTAACCTAACAGATGATCGCCTACGTAGAAGTAAGCATGGACAGTGGTGGGACACAGAGCCACAACGAGGATTAGCTAATAACTCAGCTTGTTATACTGAGAAGCCTGACTTTGAAGCCTTTATGAATGAGTGGAGTAGCTTGTACGAGAGTCGCAGTGGAGAGCGTGGATTCTTCTCACGTGTAGCCTCACAGAAGCAAGCAGCTAAGAATGGTAGACGTGAGTCAGAACATGAGTTTGGAACCAATCCATGCAGCGAGATAATCTTACGCCCACAGCAACTGTGCAACTTAAGTGAGTGTGTGGTGCGTTGGGATGATACTCCCGCTATGCTTAAACGTAAAGTTAGGCTAGCTACCATACTGGGCACACTACAGGCTACACTCACTGACTTCCGCTATCTAAGAAAGAAGTGGAAAGATAATACAGCTGAGGAATGCTTGTTGGGAGTTAGCCTGACAGGTATCTTAGACAACCAAAGAATGGGTACAGTGGGCCCTGAGCTAGCCAAGGAGCTAGAAGAACTAAAGAATGAAACAATTAAGGTTAATAAAGAATGGAGTGCTAAGCTGGGTATCAACCAAAGCACAGCAATCACCTGCGTCAAGCCAAGTGGAACAGTCTCACAATTGGTCAACAGCGCCAGTGGAATCCATGGTCGGTTTAGCAACTATTATATTCGCAGGGTTCGTGCTGACAGTCGTGATCCCCTATGTGCAGTCTTAGAGGCCGCAGGAGTGCCTGTAGAGGACGATGTAATGTCACCCTCTACCAAGGTATTCAGCTTCCCTCAAAAGGCTCCAGAGGGCTCTACAATCGCTTCAGAGCAGACTGGAATGGAGCAGCTACACTTATGGGATTGTTACCAACGGAACTGGTGTGAACATAAGCCTAGTATCACGGTTTACTATAGAGACAGTGACTTCCTAGAGATAGGTAACTGGCTCTTTAATAACTTTGATGACGCCTCAGGGCTTAGCTTCCTACCGATTAGTGAGCACACGTATCAGCAGGCTCCTTATGAAGCCATCTCTGAGGAGGAGTACACTGAGTTACTTAAGAGTATCCCAGACACCATAGATTGGGACATAACCGAAGCATCTGATGTTACCGAAGGTGCTCAGACTCTAGCGTGTGTTGCTGGATCGTGTGAGATCTAAACTCAAACTGTAGACACAAAAAAGCCCTACCTGAGTCTCCTTAGGTGGGGCTTTTTATTGCCTAGAATAAACCTGAGAACAGGCCCTTATCTTTTGGTTTCCCTTTCCTCTCTGCTGATTCCTCTTGTAACAGCCCTTTAGCTGCCTTGAGTAGTTTAGCATATGGAAGTACATTAGCTAGGCTATTCTCTGTGATTGCAGAAGTATCCACATCATCACGACCAAGCACAAGACTCTGAAAGGCCTGAATGTCTCCTAGAGAAGCCTGTTGTAAATTCTTAGCATCCACACTACTCAGATCATCCATAAGCTCAGTGAAGTATTCCCTTTCAACCTGACTACTCCTGAGCAACTCAGTTACCTTGTAAGTGTCCTCACCATACTTACTCTTGAATAGCTCAGGATCTTTAGTAGCATTCTGTAGTACCTTGTCAAAACCTCTATGCGTGTACTCGTGGTTCCATATCTCAGGTTTTGAGTACCCAATAGTAGCTACAGTATCATCAGGATATGTGTTTAAGGCATCCTTTTGCTGGAGCTTCACTTGATCCACAAGAGCTACCTGCGCTCTATGGGCATCTGCTGCACTAGGTACGTATAAGGCTTGTTCATTACCGCTAGTTAGTAGGCCTATGGTTTTTGATTGCTTAGGTGCATAACCTAGACGAGCTAGAGGGTTCCACGCCTGTTGCTTGTCTAGATCCCACCTAAACTCAAGATCACCAAAGTCTTCTCCTGATTGCTTAGGGTTTATAGCCATTGCTTTATCTCTTTTACCTTAGTTAGCTGTACCAAAAGACATACGGTTGAAATCATCTATGATCCCTTCACGTTCTTCTGCAGTAGCCATACCCATTACATCTTCAACGACATTAGTAACTGCTAGGAGCATAGCTTTCTTGTCTCCCTTGAAGTCTCTCTTCTGGAAAGCTAATATCTTGTTAACGTGCTTAGGATTAGTAGCTGCTTTAGCTAAGAAAGAAGGAACCATGAAGACTAAGGCACCTGTAGCTAATGACTCGGCTACACCACCAGCACCAGACACAAAGGTTGTGGCTCCGATAGCAATGGCAG